AATGGTCCCATACCTCATGGATTGCAGGTACACCACACATGCCACGAACCAAGATGCTGCAACATCAACCATTTAGAACTAGTAACAGGCGAAGACAACTCTTTCGAGGCGAGTACGCATTCCGTTGTCGTATACCAGTTAGAACAAGAGATAGAAAGATTATTAGAGGACAACGATGAGCTACGAAGACAGCTTCACAATCAAATGGGATAAAACAGATTTTGTTAAACATGGGTACATAGCCACCTACGCAATAGGTGGATGCCGATGCGACAAATGCAAACAACGATGGGAGGACTGGGAGTACGACCAAAACTTGTCAAGAGAAAGAAGAGCAAACATAAGATCCCTAACAGATGGAGGAAAACCTCGTGGATCATATAAACGGAGAACTTCTAATTGAATTGATGGATGAGACACATGACATCATCCATTCCGACCGTAAACTTGCGGTCCTTCTACTCGAAAGAGCAGAAAGATTAGAAGAAAAAATGCATCACTTCTTAAGTGAAGCCAACAATGAAGAAGAAGCCGAAGTCATACCCCTAAGGGATACTGATGGCGACCAATAGAAACAGACGACACGGATACAACTGCAAAGGGAAACCCTCAGCTTCTCATTACGGGAACGGATGTAGATGTTTGGGATGTCGTTCTGCTTGGAACCAATACAACAAGGAGAAAACAGAGAAAAGACGTGGACCAAGAAGAGAAAAGAAAGCGCCCCTACACGACGCTTACACAAGGGAACAAATTATGGAAGCTCGCTCCGATGACAGCATCGAAGTATGAGATCAGAGGGACCGTAGTCCCCTTAGGAGCAGGGTTAAGGACATCGGGATATGTTGTCCTCCAAGACGGCCATTACAAACAGTTCTTTGGAACGCTGGCCGAAGCCGAACAAGCAGCCGAAACATGGGCTGACAACGAACAAGACAGGGAGTGCTGCGAATGAGCACAGCTAAAGAATTGCATGAAACTTTAAGAAAGTTTGTAGACAACACAGATCCTTTGGTTGCTCTCAAACATCTGGACAACATAGATAACCAGTTAAGAGAACAAACAAAGCTCACCAGTTATATGCGTAGACATGCACTGTTAGATGCTGTCCACGCTGAAGGAAACCAAGCACGAGTTGGACGTAGCATTGGGTTGTCTCGACAAAGAACACATGACATGGTTGAACGTGCACAATTTGAACGTTTGCATAGAGTCGAACCGCCTCTGGGAGAAGGGGTTGTTTGACTTTAGTTGTATCCATGTTAAAATGGGGGGAACCCCCAAAAGGGTTCCCCCCATTTGAAGCAATGGGGAATTTCTATTTCTAACACTGTTAGAAATGGAGAAGTCACAAGGTTGGGTCGTCCCGTGTCTCCCTGCGGGACGGCTCCACCGAACAGGGAGATAGATGATTGAGATACGTTTACGACAGAGTTGGATTAATACATTCCTTAGATGCCCTGAACAAGCGAGGCAGGAACGCCTCGGACTTGTATCCCAAAAAGAAACAACAGATTTTCTTAGAGGGAACGCTGTCCACACAGCGATTGAATACGCAGGACGTTTAATGATGGCGGGTATGCCTCGCCCATCATTGGAAGAGATAACTGAAGTCGCAGAAGAATTTATTGTTAGTTACTCATCTGAAGTTGAAGTGTGGAGACATGAGTACGAGAAGATTGTTGATGTCGTTCGAGCCAATCTGAAAGTTTGGTATGACGAGTTGTTTCCCATCCTTGATCCTGTTGGAGTTGAAACTCCTTTCGAGAGGGAGATAGGGGTTAGGGGTAACGTTCGTCTAGTTCTTACTGGCACTGTGGACTGGGTAGATAAGTCTGGAGCGCTGTGGGATTGGAAGAATCCTGGCAGGGAGTACCAAGCTTGGGAGAAGAAGCGTTGGGATATCCAATCTCATGCCTATAGTTGGGCATTGGATGCAACGGAGTTCAACTTCGGTGTGATGGCCAATGGGAAGCTTCAAATAATTGAGATCGAAAGAACAGAACAGCATAAGAATGCTTTTCTGGAACTGTGCTGGTCGATGGTCCCGACAATAATGTCGGACGCAGAGACTTGGCCACAGAATTGGGAGGGCTGGCATTGCTCTCCTTTATGGTGTCCTGTCTGGCAGGCAGGCAAATGCCGAGGTGAACACCTCGGAGAAAATCCCTGGTAGGGAGAAAGGTAGAGATATGACTGACACAGCAAAGGTGACAGTTAGCTTCACACAGAAAGTTAGTGAAGCACCATATGAAACAGCGGACTACTCGCTCACCATTGAGCGGGCAGTTCCCGAATCAATGGGGGATGAAGGCATTCTTGCCGAAGTATCCTCTTTATTTGAGCAAGTTAAAGGTGAGGTCCTGAAACAATCAGGTCAGGAGATAGATCTTTCTCCCGATGGGGTTGTGATGCGACGCTTGAAAAGCGGCGTTTCCAGGCCTGCTAGTGGTCCAAGCCCCGCCGCCTCGCAAGAGACTGCCAGTGTCAGTGGTCCGTCAGGACCTACGGCAGCTTCAGTAGCGGCACCACCTGCCCCTGCCCAAGCAGGACCTGCTGGTGGCAAGATGAGTGGACGCACATATAAGCGCACCGAGTTTTGCACAGGTAAAGGTGCAGACGAACGTCAAGCTGCTTTCAACTTGCTTGCGTTCCATCCGAATCAGTGGGACACCAATGACGGCAACACCCTTAAGGTGTATGAGGTCAAGGAACACGCTGACGGATCAACCGATGTGACGAAGACAGGGAAGAACTTCCCCAACTTCTCGATAAGCAAGGACGCTTTGGAACACATCGGTGTAGCAACATCCCGCGACGTTGGGATCTGGGTCAACGATGGAGACAGCAATGTCCCATTGAAAGTCTGGAACCAAGCCGTTGGAGAATCCCAACAAGATGCAATCGAATGGGATTGGATCGCTCGTCGGGCAGAGCTACAAGCATTTGCCTATAAGGGCAACTGATGAGTGAGGGTGACGAAGCTGTCGCCCTCACCACCGAGGAGATCGATGCCCGACTTGCGGGTATCGATCTCCCCGAGGGAGAGCCACAGTACAAATTCTTTAAGCCAACATCCGAGGCAGTAGACCGATGGGTTGAATACGCCAAAGGCAGCCACGACTGCTTCCATCTAGGACTACAAGACATCGATAGTCGCATGAGAGGAGTCTGGCCTAGCGACGTACTCGTCGTAACAGGCAGAGCACACAGCGGTAAATCTGCGGTGCTGCTTTCCTCAATGGCACGCAACCTATTAGAAGATCCAGACTTTTACGGAGTGATCTATACTCCTGATGAACCCGAGATCCTGGTTGTATCCAAACTATATGCACTCTTATATCAACGAAATCTTGCTGAAGTGGAAGAAGCTCTTCGGACGCAAGACCAAACAGTCATAAACGAAATCCAAGAAGCCAAGTACGGCTTCCTTGATCGAATCAAAATCTTCCCTAATGCTCTGTCGTTTAACGACATGAGCAACGCAATGAGAGAATGCGAAGATTACTGGCAACATAAGCCACGGTTCGTAATGGTTGACTTCCTCGAACAACTCCCAGGAGCATCGGGATACGAGGGGGTATCAACAGTGTTAAAAGGATTAAAGGAATGGGCAGAGACAGAGAACCTGCCCGTTGGGTTAATCCACCAGTCAGGCAAAGGCTCAACTCGGGGCACATCAAGAGGAATGGACGACGGCAAATTCAATGCTGATGAATACGCAATCCTGCAACTCAATGTTTTCCGACGGAGAGATGACCCAAAGCTTTCTGACGCAGAAAGAAGAATACATTCAGTCTCTGTCTCACTTGACCTCTGCAAAAACAAGAGGCCACCTTGTCAGGTCACAGATCCACCCATTGACTATTACATGGACCCGAACTGTGGTCTTGTGCGAGAATATTATGAGAACGATATTCCTGGGGATGACAGATGGGTGGAGTAACTCTTGAAAGGTTCGCTTCTCTTCACGAAGGAGGAGCGTTAGCCGACGTAACAGAATGGGTGCATCCGTTAGAAGAAGACGGAAACGTAGCTCTTGGCTACGGAGAAGAATACCTTCAGTACATAGACGAACATCTCAATAGCAAACTTGCACTTGGGGTATATCCGTTATGGAAACGTAATGGTGTATGGATGGTCAACTGGTGTGCAGTGGACCTTGACGATGGAGAAAACTCCAGCGTCCATGCAGATAACCTGATCGCTCTTCTGGAGAAGACAGGGATACAAAGCTGGAAGGAAACTTCTAAGAGTAAGGGCTACCACGTTTGGGTTTATTTAACTGAACCAGTAGCAGCGAACGTGGCACGTAAAGCTCTGACAGGTGCATGTCGTGTCGTGGATGTCCCCACCAAAGAGGTGTATCCGAAACAAACATCATTGAACGAAGGTGCTCTAGGCAACTGTTTGCGTTTGCCTTACCCTGAGCACCGTAACCCTGGCCGCCATGAAGTTTATGATCCATCGAAAACAGATTCTTTCTTCTCCCTTGAAGAATTTGTTGACGCTGCATGGGCATCACGAACTTCGCCAGGGTTGCTTCGCTCGTTGCTTCGATTCTTCGAGGCAACGGAACCTAAAGCCCCTCAATACAAACCAGGCAACAGAGAAGATGCCAACTTTAAGGGGAATGCAAGATCGATCTGGGAACAAACAGAGTTCTCGGATCGATCAGAAGCGATGTACGCTTTTGCTAGCAGTCTTCTTTGGCAAGACTATTCAGAAGATGCAGCTATCGACTGGCTGCGACGGCTAGACGAGAGGGTTGGAAAGTTCACAGATAGAGCAGATAGAGAGAAACAGTTACAAAATATTGTTTCTAAGGCTGCCCAAACAACGAGGTACCATGACTAAACGCTCATATAAGTTCACTGTTCCTGGGAAACCAAAGGTTAAAGGTCGCCCTCGATTCGCACGAGGCAGAACGTATACTCCTAAGTCCACACTGGAACACGAAGAACACATTCGCAATCATTATGATGGCCCCAAATTTGAGGGACCTATATCTATTAGCTGTGTGTTCACATCGAAACGGACACAGGTAACTATCTCTGAACTAGATGAGAGCGACACGAAACTTCGTGGCGATACAACTAACTATTTGAAAGCAGTTGAGGACGCATTGAATGGCGTCGCCTATGACGACGACATCATGGTTTACCGAATAGTAGGGAGAAAAAAATGAAAGCTCCCGAGTTCCACAAACGTCCATATGCAGAACGATATAAGTCTATGGGTGACGAAGCTGAAGGCGAGTTCGAGAAACGAGAACGAAACTGGGAACGGTTCGGCTTTAATCGACCTGACGGTTTCGAGTTACATCAAATACCTCAAACGTTTGCAGCTACTCCCGACTACATACAGTTATCTAACGGCGGGTTCCCTCGCCTAGTAGAAGTAATGGGTATGGGTGGCGACGAAATGCTTAAAGTAAAGTTTAATAAAATTCGTGCGCTACAGTGGTGGGACACGTCCGAACTGGATGTGTGGTTTTGGATTTGGTCACGGTCACGCCAAAACTATGCAGATTTGAGTTACAGAGAACTTATGACAATCATTAACACCGAAGACATTCCTGTAGGAAACTTCGATAACAACAAATTGTTCTTCTCAATACACTCAGAATACCTGCATTGGAACGGTGGATGAGGAGAGCGAGGGAGCAAAACTCTTTAACGCTCTTAGGAAAGCAAACTTTCCTTCACTGCAACCACAACGACCTTGGACAAACGTAACCAGCAAACCTAAAAGTGGTCACTGGGGAGAAACAAACAGATCAGCTAGGAAAGAAGTTCTTTACAGGCCAACGCCTGAAACAGAAATGCAAAGCATTATGGAGGCGGGTCCTTTCGAGGACCCGCTTCGGTCTATAGAAGAACGAGAAGAAAACCGAGAAGATCTTATTCTCGCAGTACATGAAACATTCATAGGACTCACAGAAGACGAGCAGTGGCTTTACCACATGCTCGTTGACGTGGGTCTTTCTTTGCGTTTTGTGGCCATAATATTAGACATCCCCAAAACAACTATGGCCAGACGCAGAGATGAACTAGCAGAAAAACTGCGAACTAGTTTGCTGAGAGAACCAGCAGTACAACAGTACTTGAATCGAAAGACCTAGTTCTCTTCTTCAATATTCGACATGCATGCTTCAAGGAAACAACTGAAGCCCTGCAACCAATGCATCAAGGTTGCAAGGGCCATCATGTTCCCATCCTCAGCTTCATCCCACGCATTAAGAATGGAATGAACCTCAGATAAATCGAATGTAAGAAGAACACCAAGAGTTCCATCTATCCATTGAGCATGTGTTCCATCGTCAATATCCAACAAACCACGGCTAGAAACCAAAGTTTCTTGGATCTCATCTTCAATGGCTAGGCCCTCTTCGGCCATCCAGTCTGCCCAAATGTCATCGAACTGTTCTTCTTCATCCACAGGAGCTACCTCCCGAGGCGAGCCTTCGCAAGCGTCTTCAATGCTGCGATTGCAGCGGCAGCGAACGCAGTAGCTGCAGCCTTAAGACTAGACACATCCGTAACGACAACAACAGCTAACGCTGCTTCCACACCCGTCCAGACAGATCGCTCAATCCAGTCAGCCCATGAGAACTTTGTTTTAGCAGTTTCTTCGGTCACTTCTTACCTTTCCTGCTGCGTTTAGCTTTATCGAAAGCTATAGCTGCAGCTTGTTCTTTCTTGTATCCCTCAGCAATAAGTTTCCCTATGTTGTGGGAAACAACTTCATTAGAACTACCAGACTTAAGTGGCATTATCGGGTTACTTCCCGAAAGGCCGACCGCCATGGTTCTGGTTACCCAGAGATGAGGAACGCAAAAATGCTGCCGCTTTCTTAGCAGACTTACCCATTGCTTCAGCATTATCTACAGAGGAAGAATCTTTCCACTGTTTACTTTCTTTAGACATCTATAAGACCTCCTATAGAGTGTTGGGACTGGCCCATTAAGCGAATAACACATCCCAAGTTCTGGCACCCACTATGCCATCAACCTTAAGGAATGAACAGTATTTAACCTGGAACATCTTCACAGCACGCTTCGTGTTGTATCCATAGATGCCATCTATACCCCCAGGCTCATACCCAAGGTCCTTCAGACGCTCCTGAACGGCTCTCACAGCCTCTCCACGGCTCTTCCGCCTCCTAGATAGAGGACTATGGGATACAACCGCTTTAAGAGTCTCCAGATGGGCTTTGATTCCGTCCCAATCTACGCTGTTCGGATCGCCAACTTGTGACGGCATCCCTGACTTCAGCCAGTTGTACAACCAATTCCCAGGGCAAGTGGAATTTCCTAGATCTCTGTGTCCTTTGACCCACAGTTTCCCTCCGTAACGGTTATTGATGTCGCTAACCAGCCACTTAATAGAATCCAAAGCAGCCTGAGGAGCTTCTACCTCTCCCCAACCCGTAAAACAAATCGACTCAGTACGAGAATTCCAACCCTTAGTAGCACCAGAAACGACACCAGCCCCACGCCCTGCATAAATAACTCCGTCTTCGTCTACCAACCAGTTGTAAGCAATAGCGTTCCACCCACGAGAATCCATATGGAAACGCTCATAAGCTTTCAAAGCAGCTAAACCCTTTGGTCCGTTCTTCACACCACTGTGATGAAGAACAACACCCTGCACTCTTGACGGCTTCAACTTAGTGAAAGGCCGTTTAGGGGGACGGGCTTCCCACCCGTCCCGAGAAATAATTGTTCTTTCAGACATATCTAAATCCTAGACCTTGCGGAATTCTATATCTTTCTTATCGCGAAGCTCTTCAGCGAGTTCTTTCTGCATACGAATTAGCTCACTACGTTTAGTTGAAGGAGTGTTAGGACGGATGTTCGTACCTAGAAACACTGAAAGCCAAGTAGTTAGCATTCGTTCTTGTTTAGGAGCTTCATTAGGAAGAACCCTTCGCACCCTACCCAACAACGGCATGAACTGATCTAACACATAAAGAGTTTGGTCAGTTGTTTTCCATTCCCCTTTACGATTCTTCTTCGCAAAACCAAGCGCACCAAGGGCTGGCATAAGCCCAGGAATCTTTCCATAAGAGTTAGGGGCTTGTTGATATCGACCAGTGAACGGGATATTGCCAAAATATTTTTTGCCAAACGCAAGCTCTATCGGGAGCTTGTACATCGGGAAAACGCTTTCCGCTAAAGGTCGCCACGGTTCTTTACCTTCAATAGCTTTAGACCATTTAGCAAGATCACGGAACGGCAAATCAGGAATAGCATACGCTCTGTTCCCACCAATATTGAATGGCAAACGTATACCCATATTCTCTCCGAACCAGCTAGGCACTAGCCCTTCTTCAGGAGAATGCAACTCCAACTCGCCTTTCACCTGCTGCAACCGACCCCAAGCAGTAGGTTTCTTACCAATCGACTCAACAAGCACAGGCAAAATGTTTTTCTGCCAAGTCCAGAACGGAATAACCTGCTTCATCTTGCGTTCAGTTTGAGTCAGATTCGCATAATCAAAGTGATACTTATTTACAAGCTCGAAAGCATCATCGATGCTTCCACCAGTCATAGCAGTGTGATGCGCTACTGAACCACGCAACATAAACTCAGCTTCTTGGTTTAACTCACGAACTTTAGCAAACGGAGCAAACTCTGCTTGCCACGGTTTCCACGAACCTTTTCCACCGCCAATAGCATCCAACGAAGATCTAACTTCCTGAGATACCTGACCACTGCTAGCCATCCCTGTCCGATACCACGTCAAGAACGTTTCAAGCTCACCCACATCAACTGCAGACTGAAGCTGTGGAATACCCAACTTCTTCAAACCAACAGGTTTCCCGTTAGCAATAAGCTGTTCCAAACCGTAAGCAATGTCGCCTTTACGGCCACCCTCCTGAGCAGCCTTAGCAGCAGCACGACGGATACCCAAAACTCTTGTGTGCATACTCATAGGCACATCAGCAATCTGGTTGTTAATCCACATGCCACCCATCATGTTTCTCATAATGAACCCAGGAGTAGCAACAGCTTGAGCTTTCCACCAGTTCACAAACGTTGAGTACTTCTTCATAAAGTCACTCATCGCTTTGACATCAGCAGTTCTAGCAGCAGCCTGAACCGCAGCAGAAAACAGTTCAACCGAACCTTCTCCTGCCCCGTCTACAAGACTGTATCCACGCAACAAATTGTTTGTTCTATTGGATACATCTTGGGCGTTGCCAAGCCCAGACATATTAACCATGTAATCGTTTAACCGACCACCATAAACATCTGACAAATTGTGAAGGTTGCGTACTTTGCGAAGCTCATTAGCAGCAGCTTGCTGCGAATCAGCAGCACTCATTCGGATAGTTGTCCTATCTGAATCCATTAACCGCATCTTTTCTAATTTCAATTCGTCAATGATTCTTTGTTGCTGAACCATTGTTGCGCTGACTTCAGACAACTCGCTTTCAGTGAGTTGTTTCTTTCCTCGCCAGTAAGTACGTCGCTCCGCTAAATAAGCTTCTGTTTCCAAAAGCTTCTTCTGAGCACTGCTCATAGCTACTTCAAGCTCTTCAAACTTTACGCCAAGAAGATCAAACGTTTCTTGCAAAGCTTCAGTTGCTTCATCAGAAACCTGACCTGCTAATGGTTTATAAGGAACACCTCTATCAGCTTTTAAGCCAAGTCTTAAAATTTCTTCTATCTCACGCAACTTCGCATTCAACAACCTGCGTTCCGCCCCACCTATATCAGACAAAAGTTCAGCAATATTGTTACCTATAGGAGACTTCCCATCGATCAAAGCATCAGCGCCCTTGATCTGTCTGTAACGCTCAAGACGAGCAAGAATCCCCATGTCTCCTTCATCAAGATTCTCAATAGCGTGCTTAAGATCCGCCAATTCAGGCATCTCTTCCAGCCACTTCTCCCACTTAGGATTACCCTTAAAGATCTGACCCAACCGTCTAGAAATCCGACCAAGCTCATCTTTACGAGCAGCACTTATAAGCCGCTTACCGTTCTTAGCGAAATCAAACAAGCCATCGCCTGTCATCCCATTTAAGAAATCTTCTAAATCGTCAGCAGCACGAACCGTAACGTCATCCAACATGCGGTTAATAAACGTGGACTTATATGCACGCAAACCCTCGCGCATAATATTCACTGAATCTTGGATCTCTTTATAACCATCAAACAAAGGCAAGAACCCTTGAAGCTCAGGATCAATATTGTTGACAGCTTCAATGCGTTTAAGCATCTCTTCAACCTGAGCAATCTGCTCATCTAAAGAATGAATCAACTCAACAGCATCATTACGAGCATTATGTAAACGAGCAACTTCCTCAGAAGTTTGCTTCACTTTCTGACTTATGTATCCAACACCTCTACGAAGATCGAACTGAGCGCCAGGTTGGATAAGAGCCAAAGCATCGTTAGTCAAACCCTCGATCCCTGAACCATTAGCTATAGCGTCCATAACAGAAGAAATAGCTCTTAGCTCTCCTTCAAGTCTGGCTACTTCAAGAGCAGCTTTAGTAGCTGCTCGTTGACTTGTCTTACTTCCAGCCTTACCAGCCTCACCTGTGTAAAAAGCAATCTTCTCATCACGAGCAGTCTTAGTAGCTTCTAACCTATCTTTAAGTATTTGGGCATTACTAAGTTTCTTACCTGCTCTATTCATCGAAGATGTCAAACGATTAGCAGCCGCACGACTCAACTGACCATTAGCGCCACGAACAATAATTCCACGTTGCGCTAAACCATCAACAACATACTGAGAACGAATAAAACGAGAATGAGAATCTATGTAGCTCGTCAAAGCTTTAGTCATATCCGTATCGAATATGTCAACCCACTCGCTACCG